GCAAGTTCCTCATAATGCAGTGGAAGCAGTGGCTTAAGGTATTCTAAATTTTTTTCAAAACTTTCCGAATGCGCAGTGATCATTTTGCCACCTTAATATCAATAACCATTGAAATACGATCAGTTGCCGAATTGTTTATAACCTCATGATTCAACTTATTGTTAAACCAAAATACATCGCCTGAACGCATATCTAACTGCTCATCTCCGGCGCGGATAAAGCAGCCCGGCGCCGACTGAAGCACAATATGAAAACGCGTGTAATATGCTGTATGTTCTGGAGTGTCCTCATGTGGAAAAATCTTTCCACCAGACTTAATCTTATTAATCATCACTCGACCAAGGCGTTCTCCACCAACATAAGCCATCAACCCCATGACCAACGGCCGCGCTTCTGTTAATACAGCATAAGCGGGATAATCGATGCTTTCATGCTGATCGAACTGTGATTCACCAGCTTGATACTTGCGCAATTCTTCCTCTTGCTCAAAGACCCGCTTTTCAGGAAAGCGAAGCATAATTGATTCAATTTCACCAAACGGCCCCTGCGGGTAGTCGCGAAGAAATGTATCTTCTTTCCATAGATCTGCATTTTGCTTAATCTTCATTAAGAGTTTTGATGGGTCAATAGATGGGAGCATTTGAAAGTTTTGCATATTTATTAACCTTGATTTTCATTCAATTTGTTTAGTGCTTTAGCCAACTCATCAATAAAGTTTCGCCATGGGATTGATATGTCTCCATTCACTAAAAAAGGCGTGTTAAACGGCGGTATCAGCTTCTTTTCACTCATTATCGAACCCTCGCTTTTGCACCAAGCAACACCATTCGGCCTTCGTCTGACATGCGCAAACGAAACACTCGGCTATATGATTGACCAAGGCGGCGGAATAACAGACGCTTACCAAACTCGCCAATTTTTCCTAAGCTGCCCTGCCGGACGCTTGACCATGTGCGGCCGCCATCATCAGACCAATCGAGCATAATATTGGGCTCAATGTTGCTGTCTTGGCCCATTTGAGCTTTGATTTCTACTTCATCAAAAATCATTTTTATTGAATGCGGGTTAAGTACAGGAGTCATGCGCTCCCGCATGATTAAATTGCCATCGTCCGTATTGCTATTGGCTGTGAGCTGATAAATGCGCCCGTCTTGACGATCACCAACCAACTGCATGCCGTTAAAGAAACAATGCGATAGTGCACGATGATGTTCATGCTGATACGTTTTAGGATTGAAGTAGCTGCGCTCATGCCACATTGCTGTGGCCATGTCGTAACACCAAGTCTTTTTATCCGTCGGGAATGTGATCACATAAAATGCATGGCCGTTTTCTTGATATGAAAAACCGTACGCATCGGTTATGCGCTGATATCCCGCTATTTCAGCTTCAATAGCATGATTGGATATGCGCTGAACTTGATAGCCCTCAGTTATGACAATTTGACCTTCACCATGGTAGGATTGAGAAAGCCATATCAGATTTGCACCAATCACACTCACTGAGCGCTTTGCTGCGCAACCAATTGGAATAAAAGCGCCTGTCATGCGTTGAAAAGGCAAATCTGCAGATCCAGTGCTGCCCCATATTTCAGTTGTCTTTTCACCAATCAACCAAAGGCTGCCGCTGTTTGCAATTGTGCGAACTAAGTTGTCAGACTTGCTCTCGGCAGTCGCATAACTCAGTGCTGTGGTATTGGTGCTTAGCAGATCTGACCATTGGAACTTACCGGACTGCGGCACTGTCCAAATGAACCGAGAATCCATAAACGTCACATCTGAGGCACCAAAGAATGCAGACCCTTCTATTTTTTTTAACTTTTTGCTTTTGATTGTATATGTATACGCTGAATTGCTCACAATCATGACTTGAACAGAGTCATCCGCAAAATAAACAGGATTGATGCCCGACACTTCGCCTATTTCTTTTGTTTCACCGCTTTTGGATATTGTGTAAAGCTTTTGACCCGCAACAACCAAAAGACTATCTGTGAGTGCATACATGCCGCGTATGCGGCCACTTAATTCATACTTTTTCTTAAGGCCCGGTGTTGGCAGCAATGCAGACACATGCGGGGCATTTCCGCTCTCTACAACCTGTGGGTACAGATTCACTGTGCGCTGGCAATCAATAGCCCAGTCTTTAAGATGATAAGATTGACCAACAAGGGGGATATTAATAACAGCCATGGTGCACCCCTACAGGCAAGTCATTTTTAGCGTACATTGGAACTACGTTGCTGCTTTTAAGCATAGCAATAGCATTGCGCTGATTTGTCGCCAATGTGATCGATGGCTCAACACCAAACATAGGCGCTAACTCAAGCGCTAAACTTAAGATAAGCGGCCGCTCATAGCTCTGCGGCAGATGTAATTCATCGTGCGCACACAAATCAAAAGGCAATGTGTACGCTTTGATTTTTAATTCTTGACCAGCTTCACGAACATGAAACGTCCAGTTTGGCGCATCCACCTGATACCAAACTTTTGCATGCGAAGCTGTGTTGTTTAAATCACGGACAAGCGTAATTTCCTTGTCATCAAGCCAAGCGCGGTCTGAAATGTGTGCTATTTCCGCCTTCAGGTCTGGTCTTTCTAAAACATCACCGCAGCAAGTCACAGCATATTCACAGCAATCGCCTTCTATTTTTCCAATTAGATACGTGCCTGCGCCTTTGGTTAGGGGGAGTTTGAGTATTTGAGCTTTGTAAACATAAAGGCGGGATGTGGCCCATTGGGCCAGCAATCCCTGCAGCGCATCTACAGCGTCAGCAAGCTCGCTTGCTTCCGCACTTTCACCCGCAGCAATAATGCCTAGATTTTTTAGCGCCTTTGTCGCGATATCACTGACGTTCATAGATTAAGATTCCAAAATTGCAATTAGTTCGGGCTTTGAATCGCGCTGTTTAAATGTTTTGCCTTGCGCTGTAACCATTTCGCGCAGCTGTTCGGTTGTTAGGGCGCTCAGATCACCAGCGGCGGCACCGGTACTGGTTGGCTGCTGCAATGCCGCAAGCTGTTCACGCAACCCTGCATTTTCCGCATTGCCGGCAGCAATAACACCTTTAAGACGATCAATTTCTGCTTTGAACTCATCGCGCTCAGTTCGCGCAACGTTCAACTGCAATTCTTTTTGAACAAGGTCTTCAGCAACTTTGTCAAATTGTTCAGCAGAAATGAAATGCTCTGTGCCATCCGCATTCTTCATATCTGGGCTGTGCAAATCATCCAACTCTGGAATATCTGCAAAGTCTTTCCAGTCCTCATCAATCAGCAATTCTTCCTGCGCGGCATTCTCAGCAATAATGTGCTGGTATTCTCTTTGATTGCCCTTGTAGAGCATTTTTGGGTAATTCATTTATCAGGCTCCAAAAATGACGACGCCCGCATATAGCGGGCATTTGTCGTCAAAGTTTAATTATTGAGTGATACGGCAGGCATGCAGTGGACGTACAGTCTGGAATCCATAAAGGACATCAATACGTGTACGCTCAATATCCTCATTACCATCACCAAAAGTCATCACACGAACGGAAATGCCAGACGGCAAACGCGCTGTATATCCCTCACATGAAGCAAGGACTGGCAGCGGTGCAAATGCTGCTGTGAACGCGTCTTTGTGGAATTCCAAGTTCTGGAAGCCATTCACAGACACAACCGTTACAACCGCCCCACTTGCGCCGCCAGCAGAGGTTGTTTTGTTTGGCGCGGTAGCATTGATTGCAGGGAAGATCGAAACAGCAGTGCCTGTTCCCACCGTCACAGTGTCAGTAACAATGAATTGCTGCAGAACACCCAAATCCTGACCTGGTGTTAAGCCAGCGGCAGTACCGTTGTTAAATACCGGAATAGATTGATGCTCATAAAGGTCTGAACCAAAAGCCGAGGCTACATAGCCCTGCAAATATGCTTTTTCGCTTGCACGTGTTGGGTTGTACATGCGTGAGACTTCGCCGCTCAATGCAACATTGGCCGCACTTGACAAAACGGCTGAGCGGTCGCCATTAGGTGCCAAATACTGATTTAGTTTTGCACGGGCTAATGACAATGCGTTGGATGGATTGGCGCCGGCTAAGCTCATTGCCACCTGATTGGGAACAGCCAAGACGCCTTTTGCGATCAAATCTGCTTCTACTACAGAAGAAAGGGTTTGCATTTGCGGGCGTAAAATACGCTCTTTAAAGTCTGTTAAATCAAGCAGCTTTTCTTTCGCTCCAAACTGTAGCGCGACATGCTTCTGTGTATCCAATTTCAAGGTTACAGATTCTTCAATTACTGCTGATGCAGCACCGCCCGCGCCTCCGAATTTAGCGCCATCGAATACTTGACCGGCGGTAGGGATTTTAATCTTTACAGAATCGCCCTTTGTATATCCTTGAGTATCTTTGCCGAATTCATCTTGGCGGCCTTTGTTGATATTCGCAATAAATGGCGCTTCTTCTTCCAGCATTTTAGCGGCTTCGCGCGCGATCATTTGGTGCGTTAAAACTTGGTTTGGCATAATCATTTACCTTTTCGAGATTTTGTTTGTTCTTGATACCACTCATCATCACTCATTGATTCAGGTGAGCGGGATGCAGTGGCACTTGCTTTAACTGGTGTAATTGGCGGCGGGGCCTTTGAAACCTTTGGAGCGGCTTTTGTATCCCAAGATTCAACACGCTCGCTTAGCAGGCGCGCAGCTTTGAGTTTTGGGGAAGATGAAACCAACTCATGAAAATCTTCATCTTTCGCCAACTCATAAAGCAATTTGACTTG